ACAGAAAATGTATTCTGAGAATTTTGAAAGTGGGCGTGATGACGATTATGAAATTATTGATGAAGATAGAGATCTGTTAGAAATGGATACATTGTTTAAAAATTATAGGTCCAATAAGAGCGTAGAGGGTCAAAATAAATACTCTAATTTATATTATTCTTTGGACCCATATTTAACCCCATTTTATTCGGTCGAACAAGGAGCAGTGGAAGATGTATTTACGACGCCAAATGGAGTAATAATTGAAGCAAATGTAGAAAGCAATATAAATGCGATTGTAGACAATCTCGGTAAATTATATTCAAATGTTGTGGAAGGTTCGGAAATAATTACAAGAAAATTTGTGATACAAAGATATAACTTAGGACAAGATAAATTACAAGCATCAACATTTAAGGATCCAAAAATGATTGCGCATCGTGTTAAACTAACAAAAAACGACCAAATATCAATAAATTCCATATTAACATTACCAGAGCCAACAGTACGTTTTTCACAAGTAAATTTACCAGGTACTAATTTGTTAGTTAAGGCAAATTTAAATATGCATTTTTTGAATTATTGGCAATTACTTAAAACAAACACACAGTTGATGCCTATTGTTATTGATGGATTAGATAATGATATAGAATATGATGATACAAACTTTGTTGATAATATTAAACAATATATATTAGATTTATCTGAATATGATAAGCCACCTGATCTAACAAATTTAGATATTTATAAGATATTTTTGCGAACAATTATCCCAAAGATTCGTGTATTATTTAATTTGGTGAAAAAATACATAAAAGGGCGTTTATCATTTATTGATGTCGTGAATTATTTGGAGCCGTTTATGATTTATCCGATCGATTTGACATATATGCAATATAAAGAAATAAATAATTTTATTTACGAAAAAATAAAAGATTACAACAAATTATATAAAGAATATAGCATAGCATTTTCTTCATTAAAATATATAAAAACCAAGACTGGTAAAACAGGTAAGACTTCACAATATATTTATACGAACGAATTGTTTCAATTATTAGAAACAAATAACGATGTTGGTTTAACACAAAAAGTCTTTGATTATTACGGATTTGATACACCTAGTCAAATGGAATGTAGCGGTTCAGAGTTTTTAAAGAAAATAACCTTGGCAGATTATGGTAATTTATACAATACAGCAGTAGCACTAACTAACATAAAATTAATGTATCCAAGTGGATTATCGACTGTTTTTAATGGTGATAAGGAACAATTAAAATCTATAATAGAAAAGGATAAATCCCAAGATAAATGCTCAACTTATATAATTGCGAAGAAGTACTATTCAATGGATGCGTTAATAGAAGATAACGAAAAACAAATATATTTTGATAAGGAGTTTGATACAACTAATTACGATTTAATTCAAGAAAAATACAAAAAACAAAGGGATGAACTAACAAGTGAAGAGTTTATATTATTTTTAACCGATGATCTAAAAACTCGTTCAAAGATGGATGAAGCTTCGGCCGAATATATGGCAACAACGTTAGTAAATCAAGCGAAACGAGTTAGAGAAGGAGATTATGCTTTGTTAGTAACAATTGAGGAAGGAGGTGAAGAGGCAAATACATTAGAATATTATGTAAGAAATGATGATATTTGGGTTTTAGACAAAGAAGTGGATCCAAATGCGTTTATAAAGGAGGATGATATTTTGTGTAATATGGAATATTCGTGTATATATAATCCAGAAGAAAAGAGTGAAGATAAATGTGAATCAACTGAAGTGTCGAAAGATAACATTGTAAATAAAGCTTTGAAACAAATAATAGACCAATTTGATAAGAATTATGATATTTCAAAAGATGAATTAAATAGTAGAATACGCAAACATTTGGACTATTATTTTAATGGATTTGATAGACTACAAAAGATTAAACGAACACAATTTTTAAAATATAATAATCAACAATATAATTTGGGATTATCAATAGCTGAAGAGGTTAAGGAAAGAGTTGTATCTCCATATGTTAAGTTACGAGATCTAATAATGGGACAAAATGATTTTGTAAAAAGACAGACGGACATAATACAATTTGTTAGTTTATATTGTCGTGATGGGAATGCAGATATCCCTAATATACACGACGGTGAAATGGAAGATGAATGGTGGTTATATTGTGTAAAGACGGATACAAAATTATTACCTAGGTTTGTTTACATTTTAGCAGACACGTTTGTAACAAAAAATAGTAAATATGAAGATGTATTGAATGAATTAAAGAGAAAAATAGGAAAACGTTCGGATAACGGTGATGCTTGGGTAGATGAACATAGTGGTGAAGTAATATGTTACATAGATCAAGATGTTTCAGAGGGATATAAGGAGGGATTTGTAGATAGAAGTAGAGATATTATAGAAAAGGATGTAGGTGAGATAATATTGGAGAAACAACAAGAAAAGAAAGATAAAAAGGATAAGCGTTTGAGTTATGAAGGGGAATTAGTGTCGAATGTAATAACAAGTTTATCATCAAATATGGGAATAGATATAGAACAATCAAGAGATTTTATAGTAAAGGTAGTAACAGAGTTGATGAGTGATACTAAGATAATAGAAAAGGAGCCGGCATATAGAAAAAGAGAGGAAGATATGGCAAAAAAAGGGAAAAAATTACCAAGTTATTCTATATTATTTAGTTCTACTTTGATATATTTAACATTAGGAGCATATTTAATAGCAATACAAACAAGTATTCCATCAATAAAGACCCGTAAAACTGCTCCAGGTTGTGTGCGTTCATTTTCAGGATTTCCAATTGAAGGAGAAGGGGATGATAGTGGACTAAATTATGTATCATGTGTAGCATTGAAAAGCAGAGATCCTACGACAGTTCCATGGAATGGATTACCAAAGAATGAAGAAAAGGTAACACTAACATTAAAATCATTTATAATACGTTATTTGTTACCTTATGCAGAGATAGAACAGAGGATAAAGGAAAAAGTTGCATATTTATTAACAAATCCAACAGAAGACATTCCAGAAGAACATAATTTGAACAAATGGCTAAATTTTTTACCACCATTAAAACGATTTCACGTAAAGCATTTGGAAAATATATCAGACGGGTTTACAGAGGAGTTACAAAATGAATTTTATACAGGAAATTATAAGCAATTGGAAAAGTTGTTAGTTATAGATTCAAAGATAATATCATTTTCATTAGCCATTCAAGAAGTTATACAGAAATTGGTGGAAAAGAAGGATCTATTATTGAAATCAGCTGGACAATTTTTTATGGATAATGCTTGTTGTAATGAAAAAGGAAATAATACAATGACATCATTGCAATACTTTGTAAACGAGGACAAGAATATAGAATATTATAATAATATTGTACACAGTTTATCTAGTCTCGTACACGATATAAAAATATTGACACAAAGTGCGATAATGTTATCAGAAGTTAATACTAAAAGAAAATTCCCGGAAATTTCAAATACATATAGTGAAGATACAATTTACCATGCATTTATAAAATTATGTAATTTCCAATCATCAATTCCTTTAACAGAAGAATTGCTAACAATATGTATTGATAAGCCAGATTATTTAAATAAAATGGATACCATACAAGAAAAAATAGCAAAGTTAAAAAGGGACGGTAGAAATTATACTAACGATGAATTTTTAAGATTATTTCAATTAGTAAGTAGAAATAATATAATAAAAATGGCATTATCATCAAAAAATACATCTTGTATAGATGGTCTAAGAATATTACTAGAACAGTTTGATAAAGAAAATAATGAAGATGTTCCCAAAGCCTTAACTCAAAAGTTAGAAAAATTAATCGATAGTTATGATGTTAGTATCGAAGAGGATACAAAAGATATGAGAATATTAAAAGATTATTTACAATCATCGATTGATAAAATGAGAAAAGAAGTAATAGATTTTATGAAAACGAAAGGCAAATTAGGTAGCGTAGAGTTAAAAAATATAACTGTATTTTTAAACGAACTAACAAAATGGAGGTATGACGAAAATCCTAGAAATACAAATATAAAGATAGAAGATGATGGGTTGTATAACTATACAATTTTTATGCAAAATTTCATATCTTTGTTTGTTGTCGTATTTCCATCAATGATAGTAAATCAAAAGATACAACAAATAGAACCTCCAAAATATTGGGGATTAGCAAAAAACCACGCAAATGAAGTAAAAGAAATGGTATCGTCATTTTACACGCCATTAGAAAAGTTTTATGGAAACAATACTATAAATAATGTGTTAAATGAAGTAAAGAATAAATGTAGAGGAATGTATTTATTGTCCAGGAACACCCCAATACTAACAAATATAAAAATAGGTGAAAAGGAATTGTATTCTGTATTCGATAAGCGTATAGTAACATTATTGTATGAGTATTATTTTTTTAGTATTATAAGTGATTATATAAATTTAACAAAGGATCCATCAATGGTTACAAGAATGTTAATAGTACCTGAGAGAGAAGACTCTGATTTGTTTAGTGATGATTTTTTGATAGAACAACAAATGAGATTCACGGAGTCAGAGCAAGAGTTTATAGAGGGGGATGTGATGACATTAAAACAGGATGTAGCAAAATTGTTGTTATCATATTTAAATATAATGATGCGATCAAAGAAAACTGTAAATGTGTCATATAGTGATGTAGAAGATACAGTGTTTAAATTGAAGGAAGCCGAGAAATATGATTTCACTGATAGGTTGAAAGATTTAACAGATGAGGGTAGAGAGGTAGATAATATATTAAAGTACAATAAACTAGGAGCGGTGTATAGTTTAGGATTATCAAAAGGAATAAAAGAATATGACCCTAATAATTATGAGCACGATAAGAAAGTGGCAGAAAGAGTGTCAGAAATCCAAAATAAATTAAAGAGACAGAGGGGGAATAATGTAGATGTCGATTTAGATATAGATGATGCTATAGATGAGATGAATGCAGATAAAGAAATAGACGACGATATAGCAATGGATATGAATCAAACGGACGATTATGATGATGGTGACCCGTGGGGGGAAGAAACGGAAAATAATGGAGATTATGATTAATATTTATACTTTTTTATACTTTTTATACTTTTTATACTTTTGAGAAAAGTATAGCAAAAAATAGACCTTTTGAGAAAAGTATAGCAAAAATAGACCTTTTGAGAAAAGTATAGCAAAAATATACCTTTTGAGAAAAGTATAGCAAAAATATAAAAATAGCAAAAATATATTATAAAAAGTAATAGTTATAATATATATGTTAAGAACATTTACAAGAAATAATACAACTTTAGTATCAATAATAATATTTTTAATAATTTTTGGAGTAATTCAGTTGTTACGACCAGCATTTTTATATAACAGAGACGGTTCAATAAGGGAATTTGGTGTGGGATACAAAAACAAAACAATATTACCATTGTGGTTATTTTCAATAATTTTAGGAATATTGTCATATGTCATTGTATTGTATTATTTGACATATCCAATATTAATGTAGGTCTTTATTTTCTTTAAGTTAAAAATTAATATATATTATTTTTTAACTGTATAACTAGTAAACCTGATAGAGATTATGAAGCAATATATGTAGTCGAATTGTTTAATTCATTTTGTTTATCTGCATCTTCTTGTTGTTGTATATAAGCATCATGATCTGATTTTATTTGATCAATACTTTTGACACATCCTCTCGTAGCTAAGTTATAATATACGATGGATGATATCAAAATTGATGTGTAAATATACCAAAGTGCTTCACCTATATTATCTTTTAAAACTACTAAATCTAATAATTGCTTTTTGATTTCTACATTTTCATAAGCACCAGGAACCATTAAGGCTTTTAATACATCCCATATTTCTAAAAAATTATCTGGATTCATTTGATTTATTAATATTGATTTATTTCCACAAATTTTTACTATTGCTTCTGCTGCTTTTTTGAGTTCGTTTCTTTGAGTATCGTTTCCGGATTTTTCTATCATTTCATTTAGATCATTCCCTAATAATATAGACCCAAATATATCATTCGCACCTCCGGCTACAACATAATAACCGATAACATCTGAAAATGCTGTTTTAAATCCTGGAAAAATTATTAATACCGCTAGCATAACACCGAAAATAAGCATCCAGGGTATAAATGTAAATAGAGCGGCAGCTCCAATATTTTTATCTAATGAACCACCGCATTTAGACATTAAATAACTAGTATTTAAAAAAAACTGACTAACAACAACAACTCCTAGATAAAACGCTAAACTTTTTAAGGTTTTATTATAATAATTTGCTTTACTTTCATCATTTACTAAATCACTTAGTTCTAAAGCCGGTTTCCCTATACTTGGAGCAACAAAATATAAAATAGTTATTATCGTGAATATTAACAACGAAATTAATGATATATCCATATATAGATAAATGGTATAATTTTTTTTTGTTCTTTAAAGGTATTTTTTAAGTTTCACTATATTAATGAGCTCATTTGACAATGAAATTACCAAACCTATGCTTACCGAACCAGGAGTTAAATACTTTTTAAATGAGACTTTAAAACAGTGTCATAAATTTAAGGAAAAACATCAAAATATGATTTTAAATATAGGATTATTAATAGGATTTTTTATTATTTTAGGAATACTATTATTATATAAATACAAAGGCAAACTAACACCAGAAGAAATTGAAGAAAAGGAATTAGAAAAGAAAAAATTTATTTTGTCTAAAATCAGAAATTATCAAGATGCTAAAGTTAGAGCACAACAAGAACTTATTACCGGACTTCCTCATTGGGAAAATGAATTCGATATTATTAATGACACCCCTATTAACAAGATTACAACAAGATTACAACAAGATTACAAAAGGGTTAAACCGTTAGAATAAATATATAAATATATTTTATAATGGCTGAAGAAAAACAAACACTTACTCCTATTGAAGCAATTAACGAATTTTACAGACTAAAAGATAAATATGAAACAAGTTATTATGAAAAATATGTGACACCTATCATTAACAATTCAAAACCAAAAAAACAAAAACGCGTTGCTTTTTCTAGACTTCCCAAAAATGAATGTATAAATTGTAAAAGAAATGTAGGAACCATTTTTACTGTTAAATATAATAAATCAGAATATATAAGACAATTTATTGCTAAATGTGGTGATTTTCAAGATCCTTGTCCGTTAGATATACAAATCAATTATAGCGCTAGACAAACATTTTCACGTGATATTAATTTTGAGTTAAATAACGTAGACAAATTAAAATTAGAGATTATAAAGGAAAAAAATAACGCTCTCTTCTTTAACAAAGATGTTATAAAATTGTTTGAAGAGATTACTACCGAACTCAAAGACATTATGGAACTCACCGGCCAAACTATTGAAAAAAATATATTAAGAAATGATAATCCTGAAAAGCATGCATTAATTAAAAAAACAATAGACGAATTTGGTAAGGGATTTATAATGCCATTTAAACAAATGGTTCAAGAGTTTAATGAAACGAACAATGAATTAATTTTAAATCAAGCGGTCAACTTTTATATTAATGAAATGATTCCTAAATTAAAGGATATACAAGAATTAAAATATGAGGTTAATTTTGTGGAATATGACCAAAAGGACCAATTGTTCAAACTAATTCAAATGCCTACTTCTTTAGAGAGTAATGAAAATACTTTTAAAGAGGATGATAAGGTTGTTAAATTTATAAAAGGTGTTAAAAAGGATAAAAAATCTAAATCTAAAACTAAGAAGGTTATGGAGGTAGTTACAAAAAAAACAAGAAAAATTAGACCTACTGGTGATTTATTAATTGAAGAAGATGTTGAAGAAGAGGTTGTTGAAGAAAATCCGGAATTACCACCTAATTTTAATAATAACCCTACAAATAATAATCCCACCTATGAACAACCTCAAGTTGTTGAAGAAAATCAGGAGTTAGAAACTAATTTTAATGATAACACTACAAATAATAACCCCACAAATGATCTACCTCAAGATGTTGTATAGAATAATCCAAAATATGGGGAAAAAGATAAAAAGTGTATTTATAATTGTATATTTTATATTTTATATTTTATAAAATATTTATAAAATATATATGCTAAGTAAATATATATCTTTACCAGTTTTTTTAATAAGTTTTGCTATAGGATTATTTTGTATTTATGTTGTAGGTCCAGAAACAAAAACAGTATACGTGTATCCTAGTCCAGAAAATTACATGAAGACCCAATATAAAGACAATTCTGGTCAATGTTTTCAGTTTAAACCAGTTGAAACACAATGTCCTATAAATCCTTTATCAATTAAAACTATTCCAGTTCAATAAAATAAACAAACTAAAATAAAAATATCTTTTTATTATTTTATTTTTTTAAGATATAATAATATAATATAATGTATTTGGATAAATTTGTTCATAGTAATACAGGTAAAATAATAATGTCATTATTATTAGGGATAGGTTTAGCAACCTTTTTTAGATCCGTATGTAAGGGACAAAATTGTGTAATTGTACAAGCCCCTCCATTAGAGGATCTCGACGAACAAACATATAATTTTGACGATAAATGTTATAAAATGGAGAAAACTGCTGTTAGTTGTAATAAAAATAAAAAAATAGTTAAATTTGCGTAATTTTTAAAATAGATGAATCTTTAGATAATATATGTCTGAAATTAACACAACAAGTATAAACGATTTACCAACGGATCCTTCTGGAGGTGGTTCTGTTGGAGGAAACGTTAGTTTAGTTATTAATGAAACCTCGGGAACTAATAATATGGTGCAATCAGCTCAACCAGGACCTAGCAATTCTTTGTCATTGGATCAAATCACAATTAGTCAAATAGTAAATGGGTTACAACAGGCAAGTTTAGCTGGAGCTACTTCATTGCCTAGTAGAGATATTCCTTTACATACTGAACAACTAACAAAAGATGCACAAATTCAACCGAATTATATTCCACCTCCATCAAAAGACTATATAAATGAAACAGACGATGATATTAATAATTACTATAAAACTGAAAAAATGGATAATTCGTTAGATTCTCTTTATGATGAATTACAAGCACCATTATTGTTAGCAGTTTTATACTTTTTATTTCAGTTACCAATATTTAAAAAGAGTGTATTTAAGTATTTGCCATTTTTATGCCATACAGATGGAAATTATAATTTCAATGGATTACTTTTTTCATGTGCTTTATTTGGATTTATATATTATTCATTATCAAAAACCGTCAAACATTTTAGTAAATTTTAATTATATTTACATATAATAAATGTTAGATATATTAAAAGAAATATCAGTAGGTCAGGCTGATTTAATAAAATCTTTTGCTATTTTCTATTTATTGTTAGTTGGTAATTATATAGGAACCAGTTTATTTACTTGTTTTCAAATAAATTATATAAAAGAACATAAATGGTTGCAACTAGTAATCTCATTTTTATTATTTTATTTTTTAGTTACGCTTGTATCTGATACTGGTAAATTAGAATTTACGCCACCCATAGAAAAATTTACATATTCATTATTCTATTTTTTTGCATTTTTAATAGTAATGCGTCTAGATATGGTTATAACGGTAATAGTATTGGTACTAATATTCATAATTTACTTTATTGAATTGAATAAGGACTTTTATTTAGATATAGGGTCTCAAATAGATAATCCACTAGATCAAGATATATATAATAATAATCAATATTGGATAACATTTAATTGGCCAATTAAAGTGCGTTTATTTAAAGTTAAAAAGGAAGATTTTGTTTTAATAAATAAATTCGAGAGAATATTGTATTATATAATTATAATTTTGTTAGTTATTGGTTTCATATCATATGGCGGAGAGATACATGATACTGTTAGTCGTTCAAAAAATCTCACTTGGATAGATGTGTTTTCTGATACGAATATTTGTAAATTAAAAGATAGAAGAGGGTTTTGGCATTATTTTAAGGTTGGGCTTGGGTTAAAAATATAATTTATAAAATTGTGATACAGTTATAAATTATAAATTATAAAAATTAAAAGAAAATACCCTTGCGTTTTCTTGTTTTTGTTCTTCTTTTCTTGTTTTTATTGCTTCTAGTTTTTTTAGATTTTCCGGTTTTACTATTACTGTTACTATTACTATCATCTTCGTTCTTAGTATCTAATGGTCTATAACGCAAAAACCATTCTTCATACTCTGGGTCATTTTTCTTACCTTTTAATTCTGTGTATTTTTCAGCTTTTTCTGCTCTCATTTCTTCTACTGTTTCTTGATGACCCATACAGTTAATACTAAAACGCTTTAATAACCCTTTCTGAGCCAATCTGTTTTTTTCTTGTACCTCAAATAAATAATTAGACATACATAATATACGATCCTTATCATAATATGGTCTATTAGAATATAAAAAAGCTAACCAAAAACTAAGCATTGTATCAATAGTCGCAACTTTAATATCATAACCTCCTTCTTTAATAATATTATAACTATGACACGCTAACGGTTGATATATAAAAGCAATAGTATCATTTCCAACCCTAATTTCATAGTGAGGAGCAATAATCTCACCAACTCCTGGTCTTTTAATGATCTTAACATTTTTTACATTAATATCTGATAATCGTTCTTTAACAATTTGCGCAGTAAGCATAGGCTCTTCTGAGAGAACATCAAAATCGGGTATTTTTTGTAGCTTGTGTTGTAATTGTTTGGGCATATAATGCGAATACATTGATAACGCATATCCACCAAAAAATACAACACCTTGGTCAATTAGTGTGTGTTGAACATTTTCATAAATTTTATCGGCCTGTTTTTCATCAGCCATTTGTCTTTGAAAATCAATTGTAGAACATTGTTTTCCTGTAAGTGGATAATGTTTATTTAAAAGAGTTAAACGTTTTAAAACTTTCTCCCATCTTGACACATCTCCGGCTGGGCGCGATAATTCTAAATACATTCCCATACGAAGTAGATTGGGAGGTGAATGTAGTATTCCTGCTATTTTAATTGCCTCATTTTTAATAGCAACAAATAATTCCTTAGGTATTTGAGTAATGTCTGCTACTGGAATAAAATTAACATATACTTTAAAGGTGCCGTGATGTTGTCCGGATTTAGCTTCAACCTCTTGAAACCCATCTTTGATGTAAATATCGACTAGCTCTTTAGCATCATTTAACGCATTTGAACTGTAAAAATCATAATCGGGAATTTCAATATCTGTATTATAGAATTGGTCTTGTTTTGGTAGAATTGCGTTAATCGAAACACCTCCGTAGCAAATTAAATGCTTTCTCCTTAAAAAATTTTCCACAATACCAATTATGCGTTTAACTTCTGGAGAATTAGCTGATTTTCTTCCTTGAATCTCTTCTGCTTGATCGACCGCAGTTCTTAAAATGGCTAATTCGCAGTCACTAAATGTTAACCCTTTACAGAGATTATCTTTTTTAGTCATTTATATATTACTGTTATAATTTTATTATATAAATACAAATTGTGTTTTATGTCCCCACTATTAATTTAGGAAACATATTGAAAATAAAATGTAATAGTAAATTATAGCATGCCTAAACTTTGCCAATACGAAAATTGCCGTAATAGAGCTAGTTACGCTGAATTTTACGGAATACCAATTAGATGTAAAATACATAAAGAAAATTTGAAAAGCCAATATAGTATATGTAATTGCGGAAGCAAATTTCCTATTTTTAATTATAACGGTTTAAAACAAGAATATTGTTCCAAATGTAAATTAGATGGAATGGTTGATGTTTTTAACAATAAATGTAGTTGTGATAGTGCTCAACCTTCTTTTAATTTTACTGGAATGACTGCAAAATATTGTATTAAATGTAAATTAGATGGAATGGAAAATGTAGTTACTAAAATGTGTAAATGCGGAAATTCTTCTCCATTATTTAATTTTGAAGGATTATCTGCAGAGTATTGTTCTAAATGTAAACTGGATGAAATGATAGATGTGAAAAGTAAAAAATGTTATTGTACAAAATCCAAACCAATGTTTAATTTTGAAGGATTACCTTCAGAATATTGCTTTAAATGTAAATTAGACGGAATGATAAATGTATATAGTAAAAAATGTAAATGTGGTAAATCAACCCCGAATTTTAATTTTTATGGATTATCTCCAGAATATTGTTCTAAATGTAAATTAGATGGAATGAATGATTTAAAACATAAAAAATGCGCTTGTGGTTTGGCAAGACCTAGCTATAATTATAAGGGTTTAATTGCAGAATACTGTATGAAATGTAAATTAGATGAAATGATTGATGTAAATCACGAAAAATGTAATTGTGGATTAGCTAGACCCAGTTATAATTTAAAAGGGTTAGAAGCTAAGTTTTGTGTAACTTGTAAAACACCTGATATGGTTGATGTAATTAATAAAAAATGTAAGGCTAACTATTGTTTAGGTTCTTTAGGTAGTAGTAAATATAAGGGGTATTGTTCTTCTTGTTACCAACAATCATTTCCAAATGATCCATTAACATTTCAAATTCGTTCAAAAACAAAAGAAATAGCTGTAAGAGATTTTATAAATCAAAATTTTGTAGGGTTCCAACACGATAAACCTTTATGGACCGGTAATTGTGAATGTGTAAACAGAAGAAGAATAGATCACCGTTTATTAATAGGAAATACACTTTTATGTATTGAAACTGATGAAAATCAACATAAATATTATAACACAACTGATGAAGATATTCGTTATGATGATTTGTATATGTTACATAGTGGAAAATTTATATTTATTAGGTTTAATCCTGATAAGTATAAAAATGAAAAAGGAAAAACGGTTAATCCAATGCTATATACGCGTTTACCAGTATTGAAAACAGAGATAGAAAAACAATTACAGAGAATAAAACAAGATTCTAATAATGAATTATTAGAAATAGTAAAGTTATATTATGATAATTATAATTAAGAAACATAATTAAATTTCAAATTTATAGAAATCCGACTCTACTGTTCTAGTGGCATATGATAATTCTGGATTTTGTGGTGGTGGTAAATCAATAGTAACTGGAATAAAACGCAACTTCTCAGGTTTAAGAACAAATGCATACCCATTCTCATCAAAGAAAATATCATTTTCTTCTATATTTGTGTCTATCTTTTGATATCTCATTCCTAAAAGTTGACATCCAGTTTCTCGCATAACTACAGAACTAGGATTTTCTGGATTAGACCCTTTATCTGGCATTCCAATTGTCATATTTTGCTTATTAAATTCAATAAGCTCATTCATATCTGGGCTGTATTTGATATCATAATAATGAAGGGCTCTCATAAAAACGGAATTACTTGTCATATTAACGAATTTATAGAATTCAGGACATTCTAGGAAAGATATATTACTTCTGTCAACAATTATTATAACTTTACCCATTAACTTTTTCAACTCAACATTTCCAAAGTTTTGTCCATAATATTCAGAATCATAATCTTTACTCATTAAAATGGAATCGTAATTTTCTAAAAGTTTAGCGAAATTTTGATACATTGTTTGATTGGTGCTTTTAATTCGAAGATGTATAATTATAGGATCTAATGCGTTTGGAGCTGTAGATGTGGCAAATGCATAATCTCGAATAATATTCATAATATCTGAAAAGTTAATGTAATTAAAAGTTTCCTTAACATAATTACTATCGCTTGTAGAAGTAGCGACAATTGGTTGATCTCCTATTGAGAAAATTTCAAAATCAAGACCTCTAACACCTTGCTTCAATAAAGCTTTTAAAATACATGTATCGACGTAATCATTTTTGTAATTTCCTCCACTACAGCAATTATAAGCAGTCTTAATATAGTAATCCTTGAATGTATAATTAAACTGTTCAGAATTATCAATTGACCTAATTTTTCCGTTTAAATCTCCATAAACAGCATCCATTGTTGAACATTGTTTGCTTTTCAGTCTACTATAATAAAAATAATATATGATTACAATTAAGATAATAATTAATGTTACTCCAACAATTAAAAATACAGCAGTAGAGTCTTTCATTTCTGTAATAGATTTAATAGTATTATTAACAGTGTTATTAATATTTTCTGTAGAACCGTCCATATTATATATATACTTTTAAAAAAAGTATAGCAAAACATAATTCTATATACTTTTACTCCCTAAAAATATAAGTGGGGAGTAAAATCATTTAGAAATATATTTACATTTAATATATGCCCAAAATTTGTGAATTTGAAAATTGTCGTAAATATGCTAACTATGGAGAGTATCATTCTAAACCAATTAGATGTAAAGAACATAAAGAGAACTATAAATTAGTAAGTCAATTATGTATCAATAAAAGTTGTTCGAAAATACCTTCTTATAATTTTGAAGGTCTAAATGCAAAATATTGTTTTGAACACAAAGAAGAAAATATGATATTAGTAAGAGGTAAATTTTGCGAAATTAAAGATTGTAAAAAACAACCACATTATAATTATATAAATGAAAAGAGACCTATATATTGCGGTCAGCATAAACTAAATGATATGATTAATGTTATTATTAACAGATGTATATTTGAAAAATGCTCAACAATTCCAACTTATAATTATTTAAATGAAAAAGTTCCCATATATTGTAATGTTCATAAACTTGATAATATGATTGATATTAAACACTTTAAATGTTTAGAACAAAATTGTAACATAAGAGCAACTTTTAATTTTAAGTGTGAAAAAAAAGGTATTTATTGTGTAAAACATAAATTACAAGATATGGTTGATGTAATACATAAAATGTGTTTATTTGATAATTGTTTAGTAAGAGCAACTAATGGAAATAAAAACGATAGTATTCCCTTATATTGTTTTATTCATAAACTTAATAATATGGTTAATTTAACAGATAAAAAGTGTAAAGCAAATTATTGTTTAGGAACGCTTGCGAATTCTAAATATAAGGGATATTGTGCTTCTTGTTACCAACAATTGTTTCCGACTGATCCTTTAACATTACAAATTCATAGTAAAACAAAAGAAATTGCTGTTAGAGATTATATTAATTTAAACTTTGAAGGTTTTCAACATGATATCCCTTTGTGGAGTGGAAATTGTGATTGTACTAATAGACGAAGAATTGACCATAGAAAGTTAATTGAAAATACTCTTTTATGTATTGAAACAGATGAAAATCAACATAAAGGATATAAAAAAGCTGATGAGGAAATTCGTTATGATGATTTATATATGTTACATGGAGGAAAATTTATTTTTATTCGTTTTAATCCAGATAAATTTAAAAATAAAGATGGTAAAAATTTAAATCCTATGTTATACACTAGATTACCTATATTAAAAAAAGAAATTGAAAATCAGATAAAAAGAATTAAAAACGAAGAAAATAAAGAGTTATTGGAAATAATACATTTATATTATGACGAATAAGGAATTAAAAATATATTATTATATTATAAAAATGCCTGGAGGCTTATTAAATCTTGTAACTATGGGACAACAGAATATAGTACTTAATTCTAATCCTACAAAATCATTTTTTAAATCGACATATCATAAATACACCAACTTTGGTCTACAGAAATTCAGAGTGGATTTTGAAGGTTCGAAAACATTGCGTCTAGCAGAAGAATCTACCTTTACATTTCGCATTCCTAGATACGCAGACCTCTTAATGGATTGTTATTTATCTGTAGCATTGCCTAATATTTGGAGTCCAATACTACCTCCTCAGCAAGTTACAGAGGAGACGACAGCCCAAGGTCTAGGAAATATCGAACAATGGGCACCATATGAGTTCAGATGGATTGAAAATATAGGAGCCAAGATGATTGCAAAAATCAGTATTACATGTGGAAATTATACATTACAAGAATACTCAGGTGATTATTTATTGGCTTCAGTTCAGCGCGACTATAATGCGATTAAATTAGATTTGTTTAATAGAATGATTGGACAAGTCCCGTCTCTAACTGATCCAGCTAATGCTGATGGTCGCGTCAACTCATATCCAAATGCGTATTATACCGGAGATTTAGCGGGACCAGAACCATCTATTAGAGGGAGAATTTTGTATATACCTATAAATAGTTGGTTCAGTTTAAAGTCTCAAATGGCTTTCCCATTAACGTCTCTACAGTATAATGAATTACACATAAACGTTACATTTAGGCCTATTAATCAATTATTTCAAATTCGTGACGTATTTGATGCGACAAATAATTATCCTTATATTTGCCCGAATTTTAATACGTGGTATATGCAATTTCACAGATTTTTACAACCACCTCCAGACGTATGTATTGCAATTGATTCTTATACAGATCAACGAGGATTATGGAACAGCGATGTTCACTTAAATTGTACTTATGGGTTTTTATCGAACGATGAAGAAAGACTTTTTGCGTTACAGGAACAGAAATATCTTATAAAACAAGTTCACGAAAGAATTTTTCCTAACGTTACTGGTCCTAACAGAGTAGAATTGGATTCCTTAGGTATGGTATCTAACTGGCTTTTCTATTTTCAGAGAAGCGATGCTAATTTGAGAAATGAATGGTCTAATTATACCAACTGGCCTTATAATTTTTTACCATTGAACGTAGTTCAAGCTCCAACATCAGGCACTTATACAGTTTATCGAACAGTAGGAGGAACTCTGCAACCAGTAGAAATTGGTCCTGGTGTAAATCCAGACGGTAATTTAACTGGTATAGTAATAAATCAAACATATAATCCCCAAAATGATAAATTAATTATGGTCGCAATGGGTATACTTCTTGATGGATCTTACAGAGAGAATATTCAACCTGCTGGAATATTCGATTACATAGAAAAATATACTAGAACAACTGGAAGTGCTCCGCCGGGGCTTTACTGTTACAATTTTTCTGTACATTCAAATAACTCAGATTTGCAACCATCAGGTGCTATAAATATGAGTAGATTTAATCAAATCGAATTGGAATTCACAACAATTATACCTCCTTTAGACCCATTGGCGCAAAGTTTGACTATTTGTGATCCAGAAACAGGTTCTATAATTGGTGTTAATAAGCCTACGTGGAGAATTTATGATTATAACTTTGATTTGCATTTGTTTGAAGAGAGAATAAACGTGGTGAACTTCATTGGAGGAAATGTTGGATTAATGTATGCTACATAAATTTAGCATACACAAAATTTATATTTTATATGTATATATAATATGAAATATAATACAAGAAAAAGAAAAGGTCAAAAAGGAGGTGGTGTAACAGATGGAATAAAAGGCTCGTTAAAAATAGGAGATACAGAAATAAAATATATAAAAAAGTGTAATCCTGGAAAATTAATGTGTGATAAAGATGAAAAAAATTATGCGTTATGTGTTAACTCAGAGGAAGATTGTAAAGATGTGAATTATGATTATGAATATATTCCATCAAATCCAAAGGATCCAAATGGTTTAATAGAGGTAAGTGGAACAGAGAGAAATCCAAAAAATGTTGAAAAATTCATAATAGAATATGATGAAGAAGGAAATTCCAATATGAGTGAATTGGAGGGTTTATTGAGTAGGCGTTTATTACAAGATGATGTTGAGTTACAGGAACTAACGGGGCGTCGAAAATATTACTCTCCGGAGTTCCACCCTACATCGTGTTACATACAGAAAAAACCGTCGATAAGTGCTACCTACAGGGATGTAGGGGAAGCAGCAACAATATCACAAAAATTCTCAATTGTGACGCAAAATGCTTTGGGATTGTATCTCGGAAAGGAAGAAGATAAACTAGACATTAGTGGCCCAACTGATAGAAAAAACAAGGCAATATTAGATATTATGGATTTACGCACTGCCTATTTTCGCAAATTTTTAAAAGAATCCGAGTATCCTGATTTTCTTTGCTTTCAAGAAATGACCACACATTTTTTTAATTTTTTATACACAGATAAACGTGATATAACCAACCAATATCCATATGTTTATCCTACTTTACAAGAATTTGATCAACTGTTAGCTAATGGTTCTGATGCTACTGTTATGTTAATATCTAAATATCCAGCTATTAAAGCCACTACATATCAATTACAGGGTAACTCCAGTTATTATAATGCGCTTGGTGTGTATGAATTTAATAATCTCATAATTTTTAACTGTTATTTACAAGCTGGTTCGGAGATTTCTCCTGGACAAAAATATACTTGGGAAAACTATTCAAGATGTAGAAGACAACAACTTATGTTTATTAAAAAAATTATTGATGAAAGTGGATCTGGAAAGGCAGTAGTTGTTCTTGGAGATTTTAACTCTGAATTGAATGCGCTAGGATATGAAGGTAATCCTAAAAATATTGACAAATGGTCTGAACTTAAATTTTTAGGAGATCTACATCTTGAAGATTCTTTTAGAAATTTACACCCTGCTGAACCAGGATTAACTGAAAATACCAACATAAATTCTTTGAGATTTCTTGGAAAACTTGAAGAAAAAGCTTTGAGATACGATGGTATCTTTTATAACAATGTTTTGACTCCCATTGATAGTAAAGTTGTTACAAATGAGCCTCTGCCATTAGACGATAATATTGAAACTGTTTTAGGAGAATTTAATATTAGACCTTATGATAAAAGCAGAATAAATAAAGAATATGAAGATGCTATGGTTTTTATACCACCTCCTAATAATATCGGAGCTATAAAGAAAAAAGAAAAATATATTGAAGAACATCCTTCACTAAAATCATCTTATGAATTATTTGTATCTGATCATTTTGGAGTAATGTCTGAATTTCAATTTAATTCAATGTCAGCAGGAAAAAGAAAGAGAAAGAGGGTTACTCGTCGTCGTAGAAAAAGTAATCGCAAAAGAGTAACAAGACGCCACTAAGTTTTCTTTTACAAGTTTTTAGCAAAGCTTATAAAAAATATATTAATTTATTATAATTATTAATTCATTAATGTAGAATTTGATGCTGGTGGAGTTGTCTGATAAAATTGTCCTGTTGCTGACACTGTCATTGGATATTTTGCCTCATAAAAAGGCATTTTACTCTTTGACGCTAATGGTATCGCATTTGAAATACCCTCGCTATATTCATCAGCTGATTCTCTAGTTTTATTATAGAGTTTTAAACCTTCGTTAAATGATTTTGTCCATAAATCTAATCCTTGATATGGCATTTTTATTTGCGCATCTTTTGCACCAGGATATAATTCTGCAAAATCCGCATTATGATTATTATAACCAGTTGTTAAAGGACTGTATTGTAATCCCTGTTGTCCTAGTTTACCTCCGGCATCATAAGGCGGAACAGCCTCAGTTATACACGAATCTTCCGGTTTAGGACCAGGATTACAACCTTGACAATCTATATCTGAAGTGCATTGTTCTCTAGTTATTGCGCATTGTGCTTTAGGTCCGCAAAAGTTTTTACAGCTAATAGGGTCATTTATTGGTAAATTAACAGTGTGACTGTATAAAGGTGAATTAACATCATTATAATTTATCACGGCATCTTTTGGATATGGTATAACTTTTTCGGAGTATCTCTCAAAATCGGTTAAAGCATTACTATTTATACCACTATCACTATTGGAACCATTATCTGATCCATTTGTTAAAGCTTCCTTTAAACAAAATTTATTTAAAATCAAACTACTACCATATTTAATTATTAACCAAAATAGAAATAAACTAACAATGGTATATAATATTGTATATTTATAATTTAACATTATATATATACAATTAATATTATATTTTAATTGTTTTATTTATAAGAATTTAATATATATTTATTATAACTAATGTCTACAACAGAAGATACAAATACAATTGATGAAAAAAAAACTGAAGAAACTGGGTCCACCCCGGATTTCAAGGGGTTTATAACTAATTATATATCTAGTATAGTATTTACTATAGGAATAGCTATTTTTTGTATTGGTGGTCTTGGATTATATACTACAAAAGTAGCCCAATCCAATATACTTCCTGATAATATAGAATTAGCACCATATACTGTTTTTGATCGCGTGGTTAAAGATATACCGATTGATATGAATATTATGCGACCTACTTTTTGGTCCGAAAGCAAGGATACTGTTTCACAGAAGGCTATATTTAATTCAGTAGAATATTTAGACAGTTTTAATGATGGTTTCTTATGTTATATTAAAAAGAATGCTGATCCTAATGGGGGTTTGTTTTCTAACGCGTCTTTATTTTTTTCGCGTGTTTATGACAATTTAATTGCGAAAAACTTTCTTGCTATTAATAGTGTTTTCTTTTATTTGAGTTTTCTTCCAGAAACAGCGATTATGTTTTTGTATGGAATATTTGGTATATTTCTTTGGACAGGATTATACTTCTTTAATCTATGTATAAGTATTTTTTATCATTTTATAAATATACCTGAATTATTTAGAAACGCTGATGAAACCGATAAATCAAAATGGGAATCCACAGAAAATATATCATTTTTAAGATTTGTTAAACTGATAGTATTTTTCTTCTTATGGATACCAGTTGGATTATTTTCTACATTTATGATGCCTATAGTTTTCACTGTATATGGTCTAATTTCTCCATTATGTGCCACTTATAAAATTCCAAAAACTAACAAATCATATGGGTTATTTGGTTTTATAAAAGATACATTTGCTTATAAGAAGTTTTTCTTTTTTATTCTAGCTACACTAAGTCTAATATCTAATGGAATAAAATATTTAGGAACTAATTCTATAGTTGGAATTGTAGTGGCTATTTTGTTTGCTTATTTTATGGGTTTATATTCTAACGAAATGCCAGAAGTTGGTAGTGATGGGTTTACAAGTAAAATCCGACAAAATATGAGACAGGCAAATGTAGAACCAATCAATGCTTCAAATCCAAAATTAGTAGAAATATGTAAACCTATACCTGTAATAGATGAAGAGTTGGATGAAAAAATAGGCAAAGGAATAATTAGACAAACTACAAAAATAAAAAATAAAGGAGGTATGGCTGATGATATTGATATTGATATTGAAAGTAATAATGATTCGGATAAAGTTAATGACGTCGTAAATACTGAATTAAATAAACCTATAGAACAAAAACTAAAAAATAGATTAACATACTTAAATCATGCACTAAACAATATTGATCCAAATATGGAGGAAGGTAGAGACGCAGATAAATATAATTTAATGAAGACAGAGGTTGATGAAATTGAAAAACAGTTAAGTAACTTATTAGAACCAGAACAACCAGAACAATCAGAACAACCAGAACAACCAGAACAACCAGAACAACCAGAACAAATGGGAGGAAAAAAACGAAGAGGGGTACATACAACAAAAAAATATAACATTAGATTGGTTTAGTAAATGATTTAAATATAAATTATAATTTAAATTTAAATATGGGGAAAAAAAATAAGAATAAAACCGAAATATATCCCTTTGTTAGTTTGTGTACCCCTACATTTAACAGAAGACCATTTATCCCTTATATGATCAAATGTTTCGAACAACAAACATACCCAAAAGATAGAATTGAATGGATTATTATTGATGACGGAACAGATCCTATTGGAGACATTGTTTCGCATATTCCACAAGTTAAATACTTTTATTACGAAGAAAAAATGCTTCTAGGAAAGAAACGTAACTTGATGCATACAAAATGTAGTGGAGATATTATCATTTATATGGACGACGATGATTATTATCCAGTAGAGAGAATTTCACACGCAGTCGAAACTTTGCAAAAAAATCCCTCATATATGATGGCTGGATCATCGGAAATGCATATTTATTTTGATTCAATGAATAAAATATTTCAATGTGGTCCATATAAACAATACCATTCAACTGCTGCAACATTTGCGTTTAGAAAGGAATTATTATTGCAAACAAAGTATGATGATGAAAAGGCTCTGGCAGAAGAAAACCAATTTACAAAAGGATATACCATACCACTTATCCAATTAGATACAACAAAATCAATATTGGTTTTTTCTCATAAACATAATTCATTAAATAAGGAAAAGTTATTAGAAAATCCTCAACTAACTAGAACTGTTCCTTCAAGATTTACAGTTGATGATTTTATTAAAGATCCAGTTTTAAAACAGTTTTATATGTATGATATGAATAATGTTTTAGAAGGGTATGAACCAGGTAGACCAGAAAATAAACCTAAGTTACTAGAACAAATGAAAAAAATGGAAGATGAAAGAACAAAAAGAATGGAGGATCATTATAAAATGTTACAAGCTCAACAGAAATTATTATCATTTTATAATCCTATAAATAAAGATAATGAAACACTTCGTAACGAATATGAAAAAAAGATTTCCGATAAAAATGTATTAATAAACGAGCTTCTTAAAAAAATTAAAGAGCTTACAAGTGAGCTATCAGATTATAAAACTGGTAAAATCGTGCCAAAATAATATATTTTTTGCCAAAATAATATATTTTTGAAACAATATAAAGGTATAATACATAATAATGTATAGTATAATAAATGTTTTACGAAGACCACTTTGATCCTACTGTTGATAATGATGTTAATCCTATTGATTTACGAAACCAAAAAAAACGTTCGACAGGGGAAACACGAAATGTAGATAAAAAATATGAAAAGTATACAATTCCTGTAAATAAAGTATGGAAAGATGGGCGATTTTATAAGACGGTTACTGTTGAGGATTATGGTTCTGGACAAACTGGAAGTAATATTAGAAATGCTGTTACGTCACAGAGATATCCATATTTAATTGGCAGTGTGAATGAAGATCTGTTTTTTAGGGTAGTTGAGGCTACTGGACTTAATGGTAGAAATGAACCTCTTAGATTATATTATGATACTCCTGAACAATATGAAAACCACCATTTTGTTACAGTGAACCAAAATGTAAAGGAACAATGGTATGAGAAGTCTTTGGCTGCTAGAAAGAGACTAAAAATGTAAAATAAAATTAATTGAAAAAATATAATTAGTAAATGTTATTCTTTATTAATTATAATTAAAATTCAAATACTTAATCGTCAATTTCATTATCAGACGAAATATCTTCAGTTTCACTAGCATTTTCCTTTGTGTATTTTTCCAAATATCTGTATATACGATTAATATCTAATTTTGAAATATCGTAATTTTCAAACAATAATACAATTTCATTATCGGTGTATTTATTTTTTAGATCTAAAAAGAAAGCAAACATATCATTCTTATCCATTGATAATTCTTGACATAATTTTTGAATAAAAATGGAATTATTGTATTCTGTAGAATATTTTGTTAGTACCTTTGTAAATCTCACCTCTGCTGGATTAAACTTTTGTTTCTTTTTTAAAGAGAATTCTTCGTGATACATCTTATTATTTTTAAATGTTTTTAATAATGAGCTCATTTCATTAAATTGCCATATTTGTTTTTGAAAGGTTATTCGGTCAATATAATCTGAAAAACACATATTATCCAAAATTTTTAAATAAAAAGGAATAGACTCTTCTTTATTTACCTTACCCAATACATCAATAATATTTTCGTGCCATAATAACCCTACAATTGTTCTATCTGTTTCGTTCATTATTGTTAAATGTTCTTCAATTGGATATGCATTATTTATTAATTTTTTGGTTATTTTTCGGGTATCATCATTATATGACTTCATCAAAAAAATATTTTGGATTATATTATTGTTTAATATATCTTGTTTATTCTTGTATAGTTCATAAATAGTAGATAATTTTCTTAAATCTCCTTGAATATAATTTATTACATTTACTTTAATATTTTCATCTTGCAATGTAGGAATTATTTGATCTATAATTGAAGACATTTGTGGTTTAGTTGGTGATTTTAATTCTATTACGTGACATACTTTCATTAGTTCTTTTATTTTTTTATCAATATGATAATTACCTATACAAATTATTGGGTTTAGGGTAATCTCTTCTAAACGTTGTTTTTTTGTTTTTTTTGGTCTTATTATTTTTATTAATGAATTAATACCTCCCTTGTCACCATTATTCATTCCATCAATTTCATCCATTATAATTGCTATTCTTTGTATATTTTTATGAAACATACTCATCACATTTTTATCTGACATATTATGTTTAGTTATTGTATCTATTATAGACTTGTTTCTTATGTCTCCTGCATCATATTTAATTATATCATAATTTAATTCTTTTAGAATTTTTGTTACAAAAGTTGTTTTACCTGCTCCAGGATCACCGTATATATATATTCCTTTTTTTGTTGTTAAGTTGTGTTTATTTAGTTCAAAATCCTTTAGTATTTCTTTTATTTTATTAGTTTCTTCGTCACGATTAAGTAATTTGTTTAAGTTTATGTTCTCCATTTTATATATTTAATTACATTCTTTTTATGTTGATTTTTACTAAAACCTAGTTCTTGAAATAATTCTGTTATTGCATTTCTACATTTTTCAGATTCATTGTCAAAAGCATAGGTTTCTAAAAATGTTATATAATTAGAGTAAATACAGTTCCTATAATAATAATTCTTCATTTCTAACCATCTTTTATGATAATCAACTAACAATTGTTTAAATACAAAATTATTGTCTTGTCGTATCATTACTCGTATATAATTCTCAATTTGCTCTTTATTTATTATTTTTATTATTAAATGATGATCTTGTATATAGTTTCTCTTTGTTAAAAATATAGTTACACTTTTTGGAAGATAATAATAAATTTCTCTTACCAATTCCTCTGGTAATTTATCTATATTTTGTAAAAATTTTGTTGGATCGTTTGAAAATCTCACCATATAAATATATAAGAAATATATTATATATTTATTATTTTATTTTATTGTGTTTGAGTTTCATCTGTTGATGTTGTATCGCATGGATTTTTTACACCAGATGTAATTCCGTCCCATGTTACTTGACACGAAGTAGCCCATTTATATTTAGCACATGTACCATTTTCGTCAGTAAATGGAGACTGGTTAAAGTTCATTGTCCCTTTTTCTCCTTCTGTAGGTATATTACATCTTCCTAAACTGTGTGAATTAAAACACGCTTCACCATTACCAGACATATCTACCCAATAGTCGGGACACTCTCCTACAACAGGAGGCCACGTTTCTGAATATGATGCTTTAGATAACGCAACTCCAATTACAACTAATAAAATTATTAAAATAATTAGTGCTATTGTTAGTACAATCTTTTGGAAATTCATTTCTATATAATATACTTTTAAAAAAAGTATAGCAAAATTTAGAGTATATAATATAATTTTTAAAAAAAGTATAGCAAATTTTAGACTATATAATATAGTTTAAAAAGTATATCAAATTTTAGACTATGTAATATAATGTTTAAAAAGTATATCAAAATTTAGACTATATAAAAAATTAGAGTATATAAAAAATTAAATTATATGAATGTATTATAATATGATTAGTACTAAAAGTTCAAATGGAAGAGTTGATATTATTAATAAAACACAAGGTCCAGATCTAACTAATTTATTTGCTATGTATGATAAAATACCTGCTAATCAATGTGCTACATTTAGGGAACCAACCTTAGGGCAATGGGACGAAACCCCATTATCTAAAGCTTATTTCTCTAAAGAAAATATTCAAATTGTTCAAAATGGCATTAGAGCTGGTGTATACCAAAAATCGAATGGGCAATATGTTGTTGCTCCTCAGGATTGTGATTCTTTAAAGATTGTTATGAGAAGTGTATTTTTACAGCATGCTGCTAATCAGCCAAAAAACACTTCTGGACAAATTGAGGAACTAAACAAGATTGTTTTGGATTATTGTATTCATAATGTTTATTCTGAAGCAAAAGGATATATGAAATACTTGTATGATGTTAGTACATTAGCAGTCCCATTATCTACACCAATAGTAGAAAGTCAAAAGGATAAAAATAATTATTTAATGCCCAAATGGTTTTAGACAAACTAACATAATAAATATATATATTTTTGTATAAAATAACTAATTACAATAGAAAATACAAATGCTAGTCCGCCCCAGAAACCAGCACCTAGTTGTTGATAATAAATATTAAGACGATCGCCAAAAATTTTGAGTTTATAAATTAATATATCAAGTATATATCCTATTAAAAATGCTAAAATAGAAAAATAAATTAAATTTGTAAAATTGTTAGGTATAACAAAGCCAAATAAAAAATAAGAAAAAAACATTGTTATTACAAGCGCAAATAAAATAGTCATACCAGCATCAAATGCACTTTTTAGAATAGACTGTTTATAAAAATATGATTTTAAAGACGGTACAATATTAAAATTTGTAGACAAATCATTTAAAATAATATCAGACATAAAAGAAACAGCAAAATTTGAGAACGTAAATATAATAATTGATTTATTTACATTCATTATAATTATACATTTTACTTAGAAAAAAATAATATAATAAAATAACTTTATAGTAACAGTTTGAATATAAAGCTAATACAAAGATATAATTCAAATGCTTAAAAGATTATTTGTTAGTTCATCTCCTTTTTTAAAGGGAAAAAATAGAAGATATTGTTATACACAACCTAATTCGGAAGACATAGCCGGGACCCTTATAGCTGAGACATCTAAACAGAAATGCGCTGTTCCAAAAGAATTAATTGAATTAAAGGAATTACAAAAAAAACAAGAAAAAGAATTAAAAAATATTAAAGAACAACTAACAAACCAAATAAAAGCAATTGAAAAAATGCATTACTATACAAATGAACAAACATTTATAATTGATTCAATGTCTACTGTGCAACACTGCACATTTATTTTGACATTTTTAACTTTCATAAGATCAATTTTTCATTAAGCCTTCTTTACTACTCGTTTTTTTGGTGTAATTATTATTTCTTTCTCTGATTCCTCACATAAATCTATATTAATCTTTTTAACAACTTTCTTAGCTCCTCCTGCAACCTTTGTAACTGTTTTCTTCTTTTTTGTATCCCCTTGTTGTGCTTGTTCTCTTTCTTTTTGATATTCTAGATACTCATGTTCAAGAATATCCAATTCTGATAACCACATTTGTTGTATTGTTGTTTCTTTAATACGATCCAACTCGTCTTGTTTCAAATGATGTTCTTTAAGCAATTTATCTACGTTTTCCTCAGATACTGAATCCATTGGCATTCTTATTAGATATTTGTATTCTTGGTCTCCATCAATTGTATCATAATCCTTATCTTGAAGCATACTAGTTATTTCTTGTTTCTTCTTTTTCCTTAGATCAATTGTTCCGTTTATTAATTCTTGAATGTACTTTGCTTTATTTGATAATATGAGAAGCTCTTTTTCCAACGCATCAATCATAAATTCTTTTCTATCATCGTAATATTCTAAACGAACATAATAATAATCATCAATTATTTCTTCAACACTGTCATATTTTGTCAACTTGTCTGCCGAATTAAACAAATTCATATTTGTAGTTGAACTAGTTGTATATAATTTTAACAATTTCTCTAGTCCATTGGAACCATATTCTCCCTTTACAGATTCCAATTCATCTAATTTACCTTTTCCAAATGTTATCACAAATTCAACAGTTGTATCTGTATAATTTTCAAATACATCTTTAATTACCGGTATAATTTTCTTACCCTCTTTATCTTTATCATTTTGTAAATCATTCAATAATTCCTTGAAATCTTCTGTCCAATAACCTACAGGTAATTCAGTTACTTTGATTTTATCTTTATCCATAACTTCATATTTACCCTTAAATACAAATTTAGTATCATTGATCCTTTCAGTTTCGCCTGTAAATCCCTCATAATAAGGAAGAAACTCTATTTTGTCGGAACTCGTTATTTGTTGTAATTTATTTTTTAAATAAGCAATAATATCTCTTGGATTATAACACATAATTTCAGTACTGAACCCAGTTCCAATTCCCTTTGAACCATTTACTAAAACCATCGGAATAATTGGAACATAGAATTGTGGTTCTACTGGGGTCCCATCATCATTCAAATACTTCAAAATATTATCATCTTGTTCTGGAAATAGAATTCTTGCTATCTTTTCTAATCTAGTAAAGATATATCTTGGACTAGAAGCATCTTGACCTCCCTTAATTCTAGATCCAAATTGTCCTGAAGGGAATAACAAGTTAATGTTATTTGAACCAACAAAATTCTGTGCCATCCCAACAATTGCTTTATTTAAACTTTCTTCACCGTGATGATAACACGAATTCTCAGAAACATATCCGGAGAATTGCGCTACCTTTATTTCTGACGACAAACGCTTTTTAAACGCACTATATAATATTTTTCTTAAACTTATTTTAAGACCATCCATCAAGTTGGGAATACTGCGGTCACAATCATACTTTGAGAAATGAATTAATTCTTTATTAATAAACTCTTCATAAGGTATCATTTGTTTACTGGTATCTGCAAAGCTATCTCTATTGTAAACCGTTTCTAACCATACTTTTCTATCATCTGCTCTCTTTTTATTAAATACCATATCAATCGCATCATCACTAATATGTCCTGTATGTTCAAACCCGACAAACTTTTTTTCCTCGAAATATTCTCGGAATTCAGTCTTTGTCGAAGTACCTAATCCTTTGTAATATTTTATGTTCCAACCCTTCGTTTCATTATTGCTTTTCCATTCTTCATATTCGCCTTCATTATAGAACTTCAATTCTAAAGAACCTTTTTTTGCTTTTAAAATCGGAGTATTCATAAATCCAATAAACCCAGGAATATGAGTCAAAGAAGCCCATTCATTTTGAAACAAGTTGATACATAACCCTTTAATATGAGAACCATCTAGATCTTGATCTGTCATAAATACAACTTTTGAATATCGGAGGGTTTTATGAACTTCATCTATCGTTCCATATTCTTTGCCTGATTCTAGACCAAGTATCTTCTTTATTTCAGCGATTTCCTTATTCTCAGACACTTTTTTTACAGCTTCTCCTCTTACGTTCATTACTTTACCTTTCAAAGGATAAACTCCAATTGTATTTCTATCTTCAGATGATAAACCGGAAATAACACCGGTTTTTGCTGAATCTCCCTCACAAAAGATAATCATACAATCTTTTGACTTTTCTGTTCCAGCCCAATTAGCATCATCTAGTTTCGGAATACCTCTTATTGATTTACTCTTTGTGCCGTCCGTTTTTTTTGCTGCTTTATTTTCTTTTACTTCAGTGATTGCGCACGCAGCATCCATAACCCCCATTTTAGCAACCTTTTCAATAAACTTATCGGTTACATCACATTTAGAACCGAACTTAGCCATAGGAGTATTCATAAAGTCTTTAGTTTGACTATCAAATGCCGGATTTTCAATATCACATCTCAAGAACAACACTAATTGCTCTTTAATGCTATTTGGATTAACTTTTACCTTTTTCTTTTTCTCAATATATTCTGATAGTTTTCTGGTAATCTGATTAAGAATATATTCGACGTGTTTTCCACCTTTAGATGTATAAATGCCATTGACAAACGACACTTGAATAAATTCATTAGTCGGCGTTAAAGCAACAGCATATTCCCAACGACTATTAGCTTCTTCATACACCCTAGGAGCTACGCCTTTTTCACCAATATACAAATTAATATATTGTTCAAAGTTCTTAGTAGTAATAATAGACGAATTATATTTAACCTTAATTGTTTTATCAGTTACTGCGGAAATATCGTATACTCTTTTCTTAAGTAATGCGATCAAATCTGGTGTTAAACCATTAATTCCTAGTCTTTTATAATCAGGCTT